CCTTTATTTACAAAAAAGACAAAAACCCGTATTTTTTTGGAAAAAACGGGATAAAACAATAGATAACAACAAAAAACAGATAAAAAGAGTATAAAAGCACGTTAAAACGTGTGGAGGGTGTAACATATGGCAACTACAGAGGCAACAAAGTTAAAAAAACAGGCGCAAGAGATTATAAAACGGGCTGAGGCTAGCGGTTGTGAAAGTAATTACTTCTTTACGACTACCTTTAAGCGTTATCAAGTCCAACTAGAGATATTGGACGCGCTAGAGGACACTATAAACGATGAGGGTATGTTAGTTACAAAAGAGTATGTAAAAAATCGTAAGAATTTATATACTAATCCCGCTATTAAGGAATACAACCGCACCACAGATAGCGCGAACAAAACAGTATCAACGCTATTAAGGATTATAAAAGACTTTGAGGCAGAGGCTGAGGCAGAGCAAGAGGACGTATTATTAAAAATCATTAACGGCGAGGACGTATGACAAACAATAAAGCGTATGAGTATTGCAAAAAAGCGGTAACACAGAAAACGACACCGAAATACGTCAAATTGCAAATGCGGGACTTTATGAAAACTTGCGAGGGCAAAAATGATAAATACATAATAAGCGAGTTTAAGGTAAGACAGATAGAGGGCATATTAAAAATTTTAATAATGCCTAAGGGATTAAAGGCAGGCGAGACACTTTATAATTGTACAACAGGCTATCAATGGTTAGCGTATATAGGTATCTTATGTACTGTATACCGCGACAATGAAAAAAAGCGCAGATACGAGCAAGTTGTAATTGAAATCTGTCGAAAGAACTTTAAGACCTTTACAGTAGCAACGATTTTTATTATACTATTCTTAACAGAGCCTAAGTTTAGTAAATTTTACTCAGTAGCACCCGACGGAAGTCTAAGCCGTGAAATTAGAGAGGCTATAAGCGAAATAATCAAGAGTAGCCCTTTATTATATGAGTATAAGGGTAAACCAAGATTTAAAATACTACGCGACTACATAATGTTTAACGCGACTAATACAAAGTTTATGCCGTTAGCGTTCAGTACAAATCGTATGGACGGCAAGTTACCAAACGTATTTTGTGCGGATGAAGTGGGCGCGTTGCCTATTAGTTATCCTATTGACGCTATGCGTAGCGGACAATTAAACATATTAAATAAATTAGGCGTTATTATATCAACTAAATATCCTACTATTGATAATCCATTCGAGGACGAAGTAAACTATAGTAAAAAGGTTTTAGACGGGCTAGAAAATGACGAGACAAGGTTTGCGTTGTTGTATGAACCCGACAACCCGAAGAAGTGGGAGACGGACGACCTAATATTAAAACAAAGTAATCCCGTAGCACTTGAAATAAATGAGATATGGGAGGACTTATTAAAAAAACGTGCTTATGCTATAGCGGTTGAGAGTGCGCGCGAGAATTTTGTAACAAAACATTGTAACATCATATATCAAGGCGTCGGAACTACAACATATATTGACGTTAAAGACGTTCAAGAGTGCAAAGTTGCAAATATAAATTGGAGCGGACGCGTCGTATACTTAGGACTTGACTTATCAGAGACAAACGACAATACAAGCGTAAGTATTGTTAGCGTTGACGATGATTTAAACATATTAGCGGATAGTTACGCGTTTATCCCTGAGGATAGAATAGACGAAAAGAGCAAGGCGGAAAAAGTAAACTATAGAGAGTTAATTAAAACGGGTAAAGTTATCCCTTGCGGTAATAGAGTTATAGACTATGCCGTAGTTGAGGACTTTATATTAAGTTTGGAAGAGCGTACAGGCGTGCAAATACAAGCAATAGGCTACGACAGATATAACGCGATGAGTACGGCGCAAAAGTTGGAGCGCGCAGGCTATAACGTCGTAGAGATACGACAACATTCTAGCGTACTACACCCGCCTACAAAACTATTAAAAGAGAAAATCTTAAATAAAGAGTTTAAGTATGAGAACAACCGCATATATGAAATCAATTTTCAAAATGCGCGTTGTGTTTATGATACAAATAAAAATCAATATGTAAACAAAAAGAAATCTAACGGCAAAGTTGATATGGTAGTTAGTACAATTAACGCGGTTTACTTATTGGAGCAAGATGTATTTTTAAATCAAAACGATTTTATGATACAAACATTTTAAGGAGGCTTAAAAGATGGGCTTTTTTAGTTTCTTTACAAGGGACGGGACACCCGAACCCGTAGAAACAACGAACAATATAGACGACGTTTTATTAAGCGCGTTATTAAAAGACGAACCAATAACACGCGAAAAAGCGTTAACAGTACCTACAGTAAGTAGCGCGGTAGATTTTATAAGTAATTGTATCGCTTGTATGCCTGTTAAACTTTATAAGAAAAAAGACGGGAAAATTGAAGAGCAGACAAAAGACAAGAGAACGAAATTACTAAATGGAGACACAGGCGACACCTTAGACGGCCATCAAATGAAAAAAGCCGTTGTAGAGGACTACTTATTAGGCAAGGGCGGTTATATATATATAAATCGTTATCGTAACGATGTAGTAAGCCTACATTATGTTAAGGATATATATATAAGCGCAATGAAAAACTATAAACCTATATTTAAACGTAACGTTATTTTAGTTGAGGGTGTACAGTACGAGCCATGGGAGTTTATTAAACTACTTAGGAACACAAAAGATGGCGCGACAGGAACGGGACTTACTGAGGAAGTAAGCAAGGCTATAGAAACGGCTTACCAAACTTTATTATATCAATTAGGATTAGTAAAGAGCGGGGGCAATAAAAAGGGCTTTTTAAAAAGTCAAAGACGATTAGGCGAACCCGAAATAAACGCGTTAAAAAGCGCGTGGCGTCGGATGTATGCGAATAATAGCGAAAACGTCGTAGTGTTAAACAATGGCTTAGAATTTCAAGAGGCTAGTAATAGTAGCGTAGAAATGCAATTAGACCAAAACAAAAACACTTTAAGAGGCGAGATAAACGCAATATTCCATATATACGAAAACGACTTTAATCGAACTTTTAAAGAGGCTATATATCCAATTATAAAAGCCTTTGAAACGGCGTTAAATAGAGATATGCTTTTAGAGAACGAAAAAGGGAAATACTTTTTTGAGTTTGATATAAAAGAAATCGTAAGAGAACCCGATTTATTAAAACGTTACGAGGCTTATAAGACCGCAAAAGAAACGGGATTTATCACGCTTAACGAAATTAGGCGCGAGGAAAACCGCGAGTATATCGAGGGCTTAGACGTGGTTAACGTTGGTTTAGGCGCGGTATTATACGACACCAATACACATACCTATTATACGCCTAACACAGATACAACGGCAGACATTAGCGAGGACGCCGAGGACGTGGACAAAATGTTAGAAAACCACGAGTTAGCGGAAGAGTACGACGCAAGCGGTAATAATCCAAACAGGGAGGCAAGTTATGAGGATAGAACTTAGAAACGATAGCGTTATTATTGACGGCTATGTAAACGCCGTTGAAAGAGACAGTAAACCGCTATGGAGTAGAGTAGGACGTTTTATAGAGCGTATATGTGCGGGCGCGTTTGATAAGGCTATTAAACGTAACGATGATATTCATATTCTTTTAAATCATAATTGGAATAAGGATTTAGGAAGTACAAAAGCGGGCAACTTAGAACTCAAAGAGGATAACATAGGACTAAAAGCAAGGGCGACAATTACAGATAAAGAAGTTATCGAAAAAGCAAGAGCGGGACGCTTAGTAGGATGGAGTTTTGGTTTTACTGACGTAGACGTAGAAAACGGAACAAATAACGGTATGCCTACAAGAGCGGTTAAAGATTTAAACTTGTTTGAAGTCTCTATTTTAGACGACACTAAAACACCCGCTTATAACGGGACTTTAGTCACAGTAAGAGCCGAGGGAGACGAGGCAGAATACCACGCGGAAACATTCAACGACGGCGTTGAGGTAATCGACAACACCGAGGACGTAAAAGAACGCGAGGAAACAAAAGAAGAGCCACAACAGACCGATAAAACGGCTGAGGCGATAGATTATACAAAATATGAAAATCTAATTAAGGAAATGAAAGGAGAATAAGTTTAATGTATTCTAAGAAATTAACAGAAAAGAAAAACGAACTTATTACACGCGCCGAGGAAGTTTTAAACGGCGCAAAGGCTGAGGAAAGAGAACTCACAGAGGCAGAGGCTGAGGAATTAGCAGAAATCAGAGACAACGTAAGAAAAATTGTTAAGTCTTTAGAACTTGACAAGGAAGTAACAGAAATGGAAACAGAGGAGGGCGACGACGTGGCAGAAAAAGACGCAAACGAAACAAGATCCGTTTCAACAAACGAAGTTGAATTACAGGAAAGAGAATTATTTGATAAGTTTATTAGAGGCTATATCAATGAAAGAGACGGAGAGTTAACACCCGCACAGAATAGCGCAGGCGTTACAATTCCTACAACTATTGCAGATAAGATTATTAAAAAGGTTTATGACATTTGCCCTATTTTAGAACGTTCAACAAAGTATAACGTTAAGGGTAAATTAGATATTCCTTATTATGACAACGAAACATCTAGTATCACAGTAGCATATCAGACTGAGTTTGTTGCGGTAACATCATCTAACGGAAGTTTCGCAAAAATTGAACTTGACGGATATTTAGCAGGCGCATTATCTAAAATCTCACGTTCACTTATTAACAATTCAAAGTTTGATATTGTGGCATTTGTTGTTGATGAAATGGCTTATCAGATTGCTAGATTTATCGAACACGAATTACTCATTGGAACAGAAAACAAGGTTGCAGGTTTAAGCACTCTTACAAATGTTACTGAAACAGCAAGCGCAAGTGCTATCACTAGCGACGAACTTATCGACGTACAGGATAGCGTAAAAGACGTATATCAGCAGAACGCTATTTGGATTATGTCAACTAAGACAAGAACCGCTATTAGAAAGTTAAAGGACGAAATGGGCAGATATTTACTACAGGACGACATCAGCGCACCATTTGGCAAGACACTTTTAGGCAAGCCAGTTTTCGTATCTGACAATATGCCAAACATCGCTACAGGTAAAACAGTTATTTATTATGGAGATATGTCAGGACTTGCTACAAAGTTTAGCGAAGAAATCAACATTCAGGTATTAAGAGAAAAATACGCAGACGAACACGCCGACGGCGTAATCGGTTGGTTTGAGTTTGATAGTAAAATCGAAAACGAGCAGAAAATCGCAGGGCTTAAAATGGCTTAGAAAGGTTAATATATGTATAAAGCATTGGTTAGTTTTGGCGGTATAGTATCAATGCACAAGGGCGAAGTTAAGGAAATTAAAAACGAGGAGGTTGTAAAAGACCTCCTAAAAGCCCACTACATTGAAGAGGTAAAGCCGAAAACAGAAAATAAAAAGCCTACTACAAAGGCTAAAAAGAACGATTAGCCTTTACATTTAAGGAGGCTATATGGAAGAAAAAGTTTTAAGCGATGTTACAGTTGAGGATGTAGCGAAATATATACGACTTGACGAGATAACAGAGGACGACGAAAAGTTATTAAACGATTTAATTGTAATTGCCAAAGAGTTTATAAAAAACTATACGGGAGTAAAAGAGGAAAACTTAGATAACTATAACGACTTTGTAATTGTTTTATATATCTTATGTCAAGATATGTATGATAACCGCGTGTTATACGTCGATAAAAGCAATGTTAACAAAGTTGTTGAAAGTATACTAGGTATGCACTCTATAAACTTACTATGATAAACGCGGGTAAATATAAACATAGAATAACCATATATCAGACAGTAATCGAGACGGACGCGGACGGTTTCCAAAAGAAAACAAAACAAGTTATTTTGACACCATACGCGAACGTTAAAACCACGAGGGGCTATACTCTTATAGTTAATAACTCAGATTTTGAAAAAGCATATACAAACTTTACAATACGTTACCCCGTAACTAAGATAACGCGAGAAATGTTAATAGAGTTTAGAGGTAAGATTTATTCTATCGAATATCTAAATAATATTGATGAGGCGGGCGTTGAGTTGGAGATACAAGCGAAAGAGGTAACACACTAAATGGCTAAATTTACATTAGAGTTACCTACGGACTTAATAAAAGACTTTGAGATGATAAACAATAACGCCGAAAGTATTTTTAAATCAATGGTTAAGGCGGGAGCGGAGGCGGTACAAAGCAACATAAAAGCAAACGTACCCGCAGAGTTTAAAACCTCCGATATAATGAATTGTTTAACAGTTACAAAGCCTTACAACGTAAAGGACGGCGTAGCGTGTAAAGTTGCTTTTTACGGATATTTCAAAAACAAACAAGGCGTTATAACACCCGCGCCGTTAGTTGCTAACGTCTTTGAGTATGGACGTAGCGCACAGAGTAAAAGAGGCGCACAACGTAAAAAACCATACTTACGAAAGAGTTTTAGACAAAAGCAACTTGAAGAGATTATGTTAAAAGAGCAAAGACGCAGGAGTAAAGGTTTACTATGAATAGTTTAATCGAAACATTATTACAAAACTTTATAGTTGACGGCGTGGAAATACCCGTAAAATATCTTTACTATGACGGCGGAAACGATGTATATATAACATATATGCAGATAGACGCGGACGCCTCATTTAGTGGAGACGATGAGTTGTTAGGTTATGTAGATTACTATGACTTTGATATATATTATAAAGGCAATTACAAAAATATCGTTAAAGAACTTAGAAAAATATTAGAGAATAACGGTTTTAAGTGGCAACCATCGAGAACAAGCCCCGATATGTACGAGCTTGAAACGGGTTACTATCATAAAACGTTAAATTTTGCAATATTAAGAGAGGAGATTTTAGGCAATGGCTAAAATTGGATTAAATAATTTTAGATACGCTAAACTTACAGAGGCAAGCGACGGGACACCTTTTTACGATGGAGCAAAAAAGCCCGCAAAGGCTATTAGTTGTAACGTATCTATTTCAAACAATAGCGCAACTCTTTACGCGGATGATTATTTGGCAGAGAGTGACACAAGTTTTCAGAGTGGAAATGTTACGATAGGTATCGACGACGAGGACACAGAAACAATGGCGAACCTTTTAGGACACGACGTAGACGAGAACGGACGTATGGTTAGAAATGTTAACGACGTAGCCCCTTACGTTGCGTTAGGACGTGTTATCGTTAAGATGGTAAACGGCGTATATAAATACAAAGTTGAGTTTTTATATAAAGTCAAATTTTCTGAACCATCACAGGAAGATAACACAAAGGGCGAAAGTTTAGAGTTTAATACTAGCGAGTTAGAGGGTACAGTATCAGCGTTAGCAAACGGAAATTGGAGCGAAACAAAGACATTTAATAACAAGGCGGACGCTATCGAATATCTTGAGGGCTTAATGGCTGTAGCAACAACTTACACAGTAACTAATACTCTTACAAATTGCGTTAACTCTAACGACGCTACAAGTGTAAACGCAGGCGCAAGTTATAGCGCAACAATTAGCGCAGAGGACAGCCACACAATGTCAAGCGTTAGCGTAACAATGGGCGGAACTGATGTTACAAGCACAGTAGTTAACGACAATGTAATCACTATTCCAAGCGTTACAGGTAATATTGTAATCGTAGCAAGTGCAGAATAAATAAAAGGGGCGGTTTAATACCGCCTCAATTCATAAAAGGAGTAAATGTATGAAAGAAGTTAGCAACACAATAAATTACAGGGATAAAGAGTTAGAGTTAGTATTTAATCTTAACGTAATTGAGGAAATACAGAACGAGTACGGCACACTTGACGCGTGGGTTAGTCTTGTAGACGCTGAGGACGGTAAAGAGCCAAACATTAAGGCGTTAAAGTTTGGATTTATGCAGATGTTAAACGAGGCTATCGAAATCGAGAACGAGGACAACGGAACGGACAAGCCGTTATTTAATCTAAAAGCCGTAGGGCGTATTATTACTGAGATAGGATTAAAAGAGGCGAATAACTCTATTAAAGATACCTTTGTAGCAAGTACGGAAACAGTTGAAAAAAACGCGTAATCCACGATATAGATGAGGTTGAAGAAATAGAGCCACTAGATATATCGTGGTATTATTTTATAGGGCGTAAAAAATTAGGCTTGAACGATAAGGAAGTAGGACGCCTAACAATTACAACTTTTAATAAATTATATAAACATTATAAAAACGACTTTGATTTAGAAATACAATTAAAACAACACAATATCACTTACGAAGAACTCTATAAAAAATCGTTAGAGGCTGAGGAGTGGTTTTAAGGAGTAAATATATGGCAGGATTTGGCGGAGCGGTAAAGTTAACGGGCGAGAGCGAATATAGAAAAGCCCTTAAACAGATAACGCGAGATTTAAAAGAAATTGCAAGCGAGCAAAAGTTAGTTGCAAGTGCTTACGATAAGTCCGATAAGTCCGAAAAAGCGTTAAGCGAGCAAACCGAAGTATTAAACAAAAAATACGACGCACAGGATAAAAAGTTAAAGACTTTAAAGGTTGAATACGACGCGATGAATACTAAATACGCCGACAGTAAAACAAAGCACGAGGCGTTAGTAAAATCGTACGACAACGAAAAAAGCAAGTTAAAGGATTTAGCAAAAGAAGTAGGCGAGACGTCGGACGAGTACAAAGAGCAAAAAGACAAAGTAGAGAAATTAGCGCAGGAAGTAAAGAAAAGCACTACCGCACAAGACCAAAACGAAAATAGTATGTCAAAAATGCGCGTCGAGATTAACAAGGCGCAGACAGAATGTAACAAGACCGCGAAAGAAATGGACGAGTTAGGCAAGGAAACAAAGGACGCGGGCGAGAGTGCGAAAAAGAGCGCAAACGAGGGGTTTACTGTTTTTAAGGGAGTATTAGCAGACCTAAGCGCAACCGCGATTAAAAGCGCGATTAAAGGCGTGGCAAAGTTAGGCGGGGCGGTTATAAATACAGGTAAAGAGGCGTTAAACAGTTACGCGGATTATGAGCAATTAGTGGGAGGCGTCGAGACGTTGTTTAAGGACAACGCAAAAGACGTTATTAAATACTCTAAGAGCGCATATAAAACCGCGGGTATGAGTGCAAACACCTATATGGAAACAGTAACAAGTTTTAGCGCGTCGATGATAAACAGCTTAGGCGGAGACACCAAAAAAGCGACAGAGTACAGTAATCAAGCGATTATAGATATGTCAGACAATGCGAACAAGATGGGAACGGATATACAAAGCATACAAAACGCTTATCAAGGTTTCGCAAAACAGAATTATAGTATGCTAGATAACTTAAAACTAGGTTATGGAGGCACACAAAAAGAAATGGCGCGACTACTTAACGACGCTAAAAAGATAGACAAGGATTTTAACCCCGACTTTTCTATAGATAGCAAAGGACACTTAGAGGCGGAATTTTCAGACGTAACGAAAGCAATTCATATTATACAGGATAATATGAAAATCACAGGTACAACCTCAAAAGAGGCAGGGGCTACAATTAGCGGTAGCGTTTCAAGTATGAAGAGCGCGTGGCAAAATATGTTAACAGGCATTGCGGATGATAACGCGGATATGGGCGAGTTGATCGACAATTTAGTTGACAGTATTTTGACCGCAGGTAAAAACTTGCTACCACGAATTAAAACCATCGTAACGGGTGGAGCAAAGTTGGTAGACGGCTTATTAAAGACTTTAATACCCGAAGTGTTAAAGGTTTTACCTAAGTTATTAAACGATACGTTACCAATGTTGATGAAATCCGTTGAAAAGGTAATTAAAAGCGTTTTAAACATTTTACCTACTGTTATGCCTTTATTAAGCAAGTTAATACCGCAGATAGTAAACGGGTTAGTATCTATGTTACCATTGCTATTAAATGCGGGTATACAGTTAATAACGGCGTTAATAACGGGTATTAGTAAAGCGTTACCAACTTTAATTAAAATGCTACCACAGATTATAAAAGACGTCGTAAAAGTATTAACTAATAATTTACCGCTTATTATTGACGCGGGTATTAGTTTAGTAACGGCGTTAATTGAGGGATTAACTGACGCGTTACCCGACTTAATTAAAATGCTACCCGAGATAATAGGCAACATCGCTAAAGCATTAGTAAAAAACGCGCCTAAGATTTTAAAGGCGTCTATAAAGATATTTGGAATGTTAGCAAAAGGCTTAATACAGGCTATACCTACATTAGTTGCAACGTTACCGCGTGTCGTTAGTGAGGTTGTAAAGGGGTTAAACAAGCCTTTATATGATAAATTCGTAGATTTATGGACTAATATTAAAAACGTGTTTAAAAACGTCGCTAGTTGGTTTGGCACTAAATTCGGCGACGCGTGGGAGACTATAAAAGGCAAGTTTTCAAAATGGACTAAGTTTTGGAGCGGTTTATGGACTAAGGTTAAAGACAAATTTTCAGACATAGGCGGAGCAATGGGCGGAGCAATAAGCGACAGTTTAAAAGCGGGCGTAAACGGAATATTAAGCACCATCGAGGACACTATAAACGACGCGTTTAAAATGATAAATAGTGCAATTAAAATTATTAACAAGATACCTAAAGTTAACATCGGTAAGATTAAAGAGTTAGAGTTACCAAGATTAGCGCGAGGCGGTATAGTTAACGAGCCTACTATTGCAGAGATAGGCGAAAACGGACGCGAGGCGGTTATTCCATTAGAAAATAATACGCAATGGATTAAAAAAGTAGCGGGCGAGTTATCGCAAAATATGGGCGCAACGGGTTACTCAAAGCAAAATTATAACGATATGGTATCAGCATTTAAAGAGGCGTTAACGCAAGTAAAAGTTGAACTAGACGACAAAGTAGCGGGACGCTTTGTAGAGAAAACAGTTACACGAATAATATATAATTAAGTTACGGGAGGCAAACTATGTTAAATTATATAACTTTGAACGGAATAAAAAGTAATACTATTAAGGGTTTGTTAATACAGAGTTTACCTCCTATAACTAAGCCTCTTTTAAGAACCGAGGCGGAAGAGATAGACGGACGCGACGGCGATGTTATAACTAAATTAGGTTATAGCGCATACGATAAAGAGGTTGTTATAGGATTATACGGCGATTATGAAGTAAACGACGTATTAAACTACTTTAATAGCGAGGGTATTGTTACATTTAGCAACGAACCCGACAAGTATTATAAATATGCAATTTACGAGCAAATAGACCTTGAAAAACTTTTAAGATTTAAAACGGCAAATATCAAGTTTCACGTCCAGCCGTTTAAATATAGTGCGGTAGATAAGGCGTATATATATAACCAAAGCAACATTTTAAAAATTCCTAATATGGAATACACAAAAGACGGCGTAACAGTATCAGCAACGGACGGCGTTATAACTGTAACAGGGACACATACAACACCCGTCAATATTTATATACCAATTAAACCAATACAAGCAACCGCAGGCGCGTGGACTTTTAGCGCAACGGCTAACGGATTAAATAGTAATTGTAACGTACGTTTAGTTAATAACTACGCGTCGTTTAGCGGAACGTTTGGCGGGCGTAGTATAGCACTTATAAATAATACCGAGGTATCAATAAGCGCAGATTTAACCGAGGATATAACATATAATTATTTATGGTTAAATGTTACGGATGATAAGACAGAGGATTTTACATTTACGGCAAAGTTTCAAAGTAACGCAAATAGCGGACGTATTGAAATTATAAACCGAGGAAATATAGACGCTAAACCTCTTTTAAAGATTAAGGGCGACGGGATAATAAATTTATCACTTAGTAGTGATTTAATACTAACTATAAATTTAACAGAATATCACGAAATTATTATAGACATAGACCAACTAAACGCCTATAATAATACTAGATTATTAAACCGCTACGTTGTGGGCAATTATGATAACTTTAAATTAAAAGCGGGATTAAATGTTATAACGTGGAGCGGAATTATAAGAGAGTTTGAAATTGATAATTTTAGTAGGTGGATTTAAGGAGGTTTACAATGGCATTTGTTAGAACTAATTTTAGTTATGAGGACGATTATATAAAACTTACGCGAGGCGATACGTTAGCGTTTGGATTTATAGTTGACGGCGTGGACGAGTTAGAGAGTGCATTTTTTACTTGTAAAAAGAACTATGACGACGAGGACACTATATTATTTAAAAAGTCACTAGGACATGGCATAGAAAAGACAGACGAGGGCTACACAGTAAGAGTAGCACCCGAAGAGACAGAAAACGCCGAGTTAGGCAAATACTTTTTTGATATACAGTTAGGAGTAAACGGCGATATTTACACAGTAAGAAAAGGTATTTTAGAACTTACTTTTGAAGTAACAAAGAACGAGTAAGGAGGGTTACTATGGCAGATTTTAACGAAAAATTTAGGGTGGTAATGCTACAGGGGGCAAAGGGCGAGCCTTACGATGATACACAGTTAAGGCAGGATATAAACGAAATGTTAGCGAACGTACCTTATATCGAGTATACTGAGGACAACGGGTTTGAGTTGCCTATATATACAATTAACGATAATAGCGTAACGGCTTATAGTTGTTGGAGTAGTCAAAAAACACAAGAAGAGTTAAACGGCATTATTTACACTATAAGCGGGCAAGATAACTCTTGCAATAAAACATATAGCGAAATAATGGCGATTTTAGATGAAAAAATACCAAAAATCACTATTAAGCATGGCGCGAGTATAAATTTTGTAGATTATGCTATAAAAGTTTCAAATATGGGCTTAATAATTAGCGCAAGAACAAACGAGGGTAAAGTTACGATAGAACATTCAAATAATAATAATATAAGCGTAACATTTACTGTTGAAAACTTCCAAAATGATATTGACGCGTTGGGAAGAGATATTGAAACGATAAATACTAATATCGGTTCATTAGGCGGTGAAGTATCCGACATTCAAAGCAAAGAGTGGAAATGGGCGTTTAATATCACGAGTGACGACGGCGTAAAATATATAGACTTTACAGACAAAGCAACAAGTACAATTCTTATCTTAACACAACACGACACAAGCGCGGACTGTAACTCATTGTTTTTAGTGAGAAAAACGGCAAGCGATAATCAAGACGCAATGATTATAGGTAACGCGGGTGGAATTGTTCAAAGTGGTTCGGCAACAATGCCCATCAGAGCCACAGTAGTTGACGTACAAGGCATTGGAAAAAGAATTGCTATTAGAAGTCAGTTTGGCGGTTCGGCTATGGTATATTATCAGATAATCGAATAAAAGGGGGTAAGTTATGAAAAACGTTAAGTTAGTAGACGAGAACGAAAACGAACTACTACCGCGCACGACCGCCGAACAAGTGGCATTCTCAAAAGACGGCGTGGAAAACAACGTAAAACAAGAGTTATTGCGTATAGAGGAAATAGTAGAGCGTTACGAATAAGGAGGGCATATGTCAACAAAAAATGTTATTTTAACAGATAAAAACGGCGAGCAAATCGCACCCGCTACAGTATCAGACATCGTGGCGTATGATAATAACGCAAGCGTTAAAGATAAAATAGACGAGTTAAACGAACGTATAGACGAATTAGTAACGGGAAACGTAATCCCGTTAGAAATAACCGCAAACGGCGTATATTCTGCGCCCGAGGGCGTAGACGGATTTAACCCCGTAACCGCTAACGTAGGTTTACCCGACTTAGAGTTAGTTTGTAATTACGATTTTACAAGCGATACACCAAAAAAAGATATGGCGCGTTATAATATATCAGGAAGTAGTAACTATATATCTTTTGACACTACAAAAGGCGCGGTATTTGACAATGCAAGTAGTAGATTTTTTAATACTGTTTATAATTTAAACGATGGAAATTCTTATAAAATTGAAATTGAGTTTGGTGATATTATATTAAATGAAACTTTAACAGGTAAAAGAAATCTTTTTAGTTATACAACAAATGCAAGTAAAGTTGATGAAAATTCTTATTCTTTGGGATGGGAAGTATCAAGTAGCAGATTTAGATACCATACAGGTGCAGGTGACAGATATATTGACAAACCTGTTGATTATTGGGCAAATGATACTTTAACAATTTACTATGGTTTATCCGTAGATAGCGAGGGTAATCTATGGCTACCTAGTGTTAAGATTGATAATTCAGGTTCTAAATCTTTAATCATTATGGATAAAGATTTGATTACAGAATTAACCGCACCATTCGGACAAGATAATCCTAATTTCGTTTTAGGTGGTGGCAACAATTTTTATTATTTTGAGGTTAAAAAATTTAGAATATATAAAGTTAACAATTTAACTACCCCTCCAACTTTAATGATGCCAACGAACGAGACGACAGAGGAAACAAAAGTAACTGAGGAAACAAAAACAACCGAACCGATAGAGGACGAAAAAACCGAGGAAACAAAAGAGGTTAAGCAATGATTAAGATATTTAGCGCAACCGATAAAACATATAATACAAACGGCGATATAGTGGTAAACCCGCTATACGCCGTAATACATAAAGAGGACAACGGCGAGTATTATTTGCAAATCGAAACGGGGCTATCATATATAGATTACTTTAAGGATGGTAATATTATAACGGCAGATACCCCGCAGGGCTTACAGGCATTTAGAATTACTAACACAGATATTACAAAGTCAAGAATTAGCGCAAAATGTAACCACGTTTACTATGATAGCAATAACTATTTGATACAAGATAGTTATATCAAGGATAAAACTTGCGATTATGCTATTAGGTATCTAAACAACGCTACAGACAATACAAGCCCTTTTAACGTTTACTCAGATATAGAGAGTATAAATAGTTATCGTTGTGTAAGAACGTCGTTAAATGAGGCTATAAGCGTTTTAATTGAAAAGTATGGAGGGCATTTAGTCCGCGATAATTGGAATATTGGAATATTAGCAAACATCGGGCAAGATAATGGCGTAACAGTACGTTATAAAAAGAACTTGCGCGATATAACGTGCGAGACAATATGGGACGAGGTTGTAACTAAGTTGCTACCCGTCGGAAATAATGGTATAATGTTAAATGAACTAGACGAACACGCGGACGTTTACATATACTCTAATATTCAATACGATATACCTTACACGAAAACAGTTAGTTTTACACAGGATTTAAACGCGGACGACTACCCGAGCGAACAAGCGTATACGCAAGCACTTGTAGACGATTTAAGAGCGCAAGCGACGGCTTATATTGAACTACACAATAAACCACAAGTAAATTATACATTAAGTGCAAATTTAGAGGTTTTAACGGATATAGGCGACGTTATAGAGGTAATAGACGAGCGATTAGGAGTTAATATCCTAACTAATGTTATAGCGTTTGACTATGACGTTATATTAGGGCGATATACTGAGGTACAATTTGGCAACTTTACGCCTAATTTAAGTAATCTAATGTCAAATATCAATAGCGCGGTAGATAAGGCGACAAGTGATTTACAAATTAACGTAAACGACGAAATAAAAACCGCTACGGGCGAACTATGGGACGTTTTAGAGAGTTATTATGTTGTGCAAGACGGCGACAAGATTTTAATACTTGACAGACTACCAAAAGAGGACGCGGAAAACGTAATAAAACTAAGTAATAGCGGTTTTAGTATCAGCAAAACAGGAATAAACGGAACATATAACCCGTTTTATAGTATCGACGGCGCATTTATGTTAGGCGGTACAAACGACAAAAACAGTATTTTAAGAGCGTTTAACGAAAACAACGAGGAAATATTAACTATAGATAAAAACGGGCTTAAAATCGCAAATAAGAGCGTGTACGAGGCGTTATATTATGCAACGAACGACACCGAAACGTTAAACGGGGCATATACAACGGGATTTTGTACCGATAACGCGCAAAAAATAACATTTACAATACAATTAAATAAAAGTGCTGAGGATATAACAACCATAACCGCGGATATATTAAAGTTAAACATCATTAAAACAAACAATAGTTTCGTTTTAGATAACGGATATATCGCGGAAGGGTATAACGTATTGACAGACGCAACTATAACAACAAATATAAAAAAGATTAACGATAAAACGCTAACTATCGAACTAACAAAGCAAGGCGGATTTAACGCGGATAATAACGCGCCGTTATTTGTTAATATCGACGAGTTAACTCTATCGTTTAATTAAGAGGCGGACAATGGAAAAAATAAATTTAGGACAGATAAGCACAAGTATTACTTTAATTGTAACAATGCTAAGCGGTATTATATTTATAGCAACAAAGGTAAAGGCAGGATTAAAAGTGTTATTTAAAGAGCAATTAGACGCGATAGACGAGAAATTAGAGAGTATAAATAAACATATAGACAAAGTTGACTTAGAGAACTGTAAAAACTATCTAATAACGTTTTTATCATCCGTAGAGAGCGGAGACCATAAACAAGAGATAGAGTATCAACGTTTTTATGAAGAGTACGAGCATTATAAAAGTTTAGGCGGTAACTCTTATGTAGAGCATAAATACGAGCAATTAAAAAGCGAGGGTAAATTATAAAGGTTGTTACATTTTTTTACATATACTCTTTTTACAGGGGCGGGAAACCGCCCTTTTTTTAATGTTAAAATAAATCAAGAACTATTTTAAAAGTAATTAAAAAACATCATTAACAAACCCGTAAATCAATGCTATAATATATACATAAGATAAATCAAACGGAGGTGTTGAAAATGAATAAAACATATTATTTAAGAAAATTAGAAAAACAAGGTATATATTGGGTTTATAGATATGCGTCATTTTCAATGACAACAGGTATGGCAGAGGCAAGACCAAGCGTAAGTTGGTTTTTAAAGAATAAAAGCGGAACATATGTAAAAATGTTAAATACACAGACTTTTGAAAGTAGAGAACAAGGAAACGAGTTTTATAAATCATTATTAGCACAGGGCTATGAAAAATATGAAATGTAAAAACAAGCGGGGCAAAAGCCCCGCAGGAAATAAAGGAGGATTTAAAAATGGAAAAAATGGTAATGCACATAACAAAAAAAGAGAGTTTAATTAAAGAGTGGGACAAGATAGTTAATAGAGCAAAAGAAAAACTTGAAAATAGCAAAAAATGTTATGAAAAATACGGAGACGAGACAAGCAAACGATGGGTTGAAGAGGACGAGAAAAACTTAAAACAGGCAGAGGAACGCAGAGCAAGAGCAATAAAGAAAATTGAAAGTTATAAAATAATATATTAAGGAGGCTTAGACCTCCTTTTAAATTGGTTAAAAATAATCAACAAAAAATTACAAAGATGTTAAAATAAATCATTAACAATAAGCCTTAACAGGTGTATAATTATTATAGATAAAACAAAGGAGGGCTAACAAATGTTAGAAATTAAAAAAGCAGAGGCATTAAAGAAATATAAAGAGGCAAGAGAGAACGTAAAAGCAAATTATAATACAGAAAATTGGATTAAGTTTTGTAACGCACAGAGAGAATGTATGTTATTAGGTGTAAGAATTTAAGGAGGTGTTTTTTAATGAAAACTTGTAATTTTAATAAGAGAATGAAAAAAGAGCAAATCATAGCGTTAACAAACTACGCTAAAAGGTTAGAGGCTGACGAAATGATAATACATAAAGATGGTACAATATCACTTTATAATAATTATGGTTGTATATGTGAAAGATATTTACCAACAAAAAACGAATTATACGGACACAAGGAAATTTGGATAGACCACGAGGAATACTTAGAAAAAGTTTATAGTTAAAAAAGAGGGGCAAAAAAGCCCCTCTAATATATAAAAAATCTTGCTAAAATCGAAAGATTTATGATATAATAGATACATCGAAAGGAGGCGAAAACGTGTTAAAAAATCTTATCGAGTGGGAACGTAAAAACGGATATAAAGCCGTATACGTTGCAAAACGTCTAGGATTAACCGAGGTGCAATATAGCAAGATTAAAAACGGGAAACAAAAACCGCCGTTAGATATGGCTTATAGACTAGCGATGGAGTTTAAAATTGATAACCCGTTAAACTTATTAAAAGACGTTAAGGAGGTAAATTAAATGGATTATGAAGAACTAAAAAAGGCAAACGCTGAAATATCAACAACTAATATTAAGGGTAAAGAGTACGCGGAAGTTAGTGAGAGGGTAAAAGCGTTTCGAAAGGTATATCCTACAGGATTTATTACAACTCAATTATTAAGCGTAGAGAACGGCGTGTGTATGTTTAAAGCCGTAGCAGGCTACACAGTAAACGGCGAGGTTCACGAACTAGGAACAGGACACGCCTACGAAAAAGAAAACGACGGATATATAAATAAAACATCGTTTATCGAAAATTGCGAAACGAGTGCCGTAGGGCGTGCGTTAGGTTTTGCGGGATTTGGTATAGATGTATCAATAGCAAGCGCGGAAGAGGTAAAACAGGCGCAGGAAGTAAGAAAAGCGACACCCGAACAGGTGAAACAGTTAAAAGCGTTGCTTACTGAGGATAGACAAAAGAAGTTGTGCGAGGTTGAGAAAATCGACAAAATAGAGGACTTATCATTAACAAAGGCAAGTAACATTATAAGCAAATTACAAAAGGAGCAAGAAAAAAATGGAGTTAATAAAACTAACTAATGACGGCGCGGTAATTACTGAGGAAACCGCGCGAACATTAGCCGAAATAGAAAAACTCAGCAAACAATTAAAAGAGCGCGAGGAACTAATAAAAACGGCTATAAAAGACGAAATGGAAAAACGCGGAATAATTAAACTTGAGAATGATAACATCATCATAACATATATAGCAAGTACAGACCGCGAGCAATTCAATGGTAAGAGGTTACGCGAGGAAAAACCCGACGTTTACGACGAGTACGTCGAAATTAAGCCCGTTAAATCTAGCATAAGGGTAAAGGTGAAGTAATGGACTTTGTAACAAATATAAATGGCTATACGTTGGAGTATATCGACAACGAGCATATATACTTAATAAACGGCGTTATAGTCCCGTCAATTACTCAGATATTAAAAAGTAAATTTGGTAACAAATATAGCAACGTGAGGCGCGACGTTTTAGAACGCGCCCGCGTTAATGGTACACAAATACACGACGCAATAGAAAAGTATTGCAAAGAGGGTATAGAGTGCGATTTAAAAGAATTACATAACTTTAAATTCTTAATGAAAAAATACAAGTTTACTGTAAAGGGCAATGAGATCCCCGTTATACTGTTTAAAGATGGTAAACCAATAAGCGCGGGGCGTTTAGATTTGGTTTTAGAGTTAGACGGGAAAATAGGCGGGGCAGATATTAAAAGAACGGCTACGCTAGATAAAGAATACTTAGCGTATCAATTAAATTTATACAGGATAGCATATAAGCAATGTTACGGCGTAGAGTGGGAGTTTTTAAGAGGTTTACACTTGCGCGATGATAAAAGAAAATTTGTAGAAATACCAATAAACGAGGATAAGGCGTTAGAATTGGTAAATAATTACTTAAAGGAGGCTGATGACTTATCAATAAAGTAGCACTAATTGGAAGAACGACAAAAGAAATGGAGTTAAAACAGACACAAAGCGGGACTAATTATATTAGATTTACCTTAGCGGTAGACAGGGGCAAGAAGAGAGATGACGGAACACGCGAAACCGACTTTATAAGTTGCATTGTATGGAGTAAAACCGCTGAGGTAATGGCTAAATATGTTAAAAAAGGCGATAGGGTAGCAATTACAGGGCGCATACAGACAGGAAGTTATACAAAAGACGGCGCGACAGTATACACGACCGACGTTGTGTTAGAGGACTTTTATTTTATGGAGAATAAGACACAGGATAGACACGAGCAAGGCGCGGGCGAGGTTGTAAATGATGATTTTGCTTATGTAGACGACACGATAGACGACGAGTTAGAGGGTTTACCTTTTTAAAGGCATTTAAGCGGGGTTTTAAGCCCCGCTATAATTGGAGGTAATATATGGACGACTTATATTTAGAATTGCAAGCAAAACTAAAACAATTAGACGCTAGCATAAAGCAATTAAGGAAGAGCGGGACGGACTACGCTGACGCGGAAAAGAACTATAAAATACTATTGCGTAGCGAGTGCTTAAACCTACGCGCCGAGGGTATGGCTATAGGTTTAATAGATAAGACGTGTTACGGCGTGCCGTCGGTTGCTGAGGCAAGATTTAAAAGAGACGTAGCAGAGACAGTATACAAAGCAAATTTAGAGGCTATAGCAAGCATTAAATTACAACTAAGATTATTAGAGGCACAAATTGACAGGGAGTGGAGCGTGGCGCGATGAGTAAATCAATTATAAGCAATGATAAGGCGTGTTTTATATGCGGTAGTCCTTATGTGCATTTACACCATATTTATGCGGGATATAATCGAAAACATAGTGACCAATACGGATGTACTGTTTATTTATGCCCTTATCATCATAATTTAAGCAACGCGGGGGTGCATTTTAACCGCGAGTTAGATTTAAAGTTAAAAAAACTATGTCAAGAAAAATTTGAAGAGTTATACAGTAAGGAGGATTTTATCAAGATATTTGGTAAGAATTATTTATGATTTGTAGAATAGATTTAAAGTTACCATCGTTAAACGATTATATTAACGTTTGTCGCGCAAATCCTTACAAAGCGAGTAAATATAAGCGCAACATTGAGGCGGACATAGGGCAATACATAAAGGATTTACCGCACTTTGACAAACCTGTAAAGATAAACTTTATATGGATAGAGCAAAACAAAAGGCGTGATTTAGATAATATCGCTTTTAGTAAAAAGTTTATATTAGACGCGCTTGTAAAGTATGGCAAATTAACGGATGACAGTCAAAAATTTGTAAAGGGTTTTAGTGATAGTTTCGATTACTCAGACCGACACGCCGTTATAATTGAAATAAAGGAGGTTTAAAGGCGTTTTTGATGAAAGACGAGGATTTATTAAGGTTAATTGTAAAAGAGGTTAAAAAGTGCAAAAAAACGAGTGCTACGGCGTGTTACGAGTATATGCACAGGATAAACAAGATAATTGAAGAGTATGGAGGTAAAAAATGGAACGAGCAAGACGAGGCGAAATAGTAACATTAGAGACAAGAGGCGAGAGCGAGGAAAAAGTTAATAAGGCGTTAAGGCATAAACAGATTATAGAGTTTTTACGCTTGCAAGATGGAACGGCGAAAGAGTGCGCCGTATATATGCAACAAAAGGGATATATACCAACAAGCGAGCGTAATTTTACCGCACCACGCTTAACCGAACTAAGCAAAAAAGGAATAGTAGAGCCTATAGGTAAAAAACTATGCAAATATACAGGGCGTAAAGTTGCGGTTTATTCCTTAAAAAAATAGTTGACTTACAATTAAATATATGATAATATAATAGCGGTAGATAATTAAAAAAGGTTTATATAGGTATATACGGGCGTTTATCTACCGTTATTTTTTCTTTGTTCCTCCGAAACATTGATATAAATAACGCTTGTATATATCTATATAAACCTTTTTTTATTATCCAAAATATAAAATAACGAAAAGAGGTAATAACTATGGAAAACAGAGATTTTAAGGGCGTATGGATACCACGCGAAGTGTATTTAGACGACAGATTAAACGCGTTAGACAAGATAATTTTAGTTGAAATTGATAGTTTGGATAACGGGATAGACGGATGTTATGCAAGTAATAAATATTTAGCGGACTTTTGTCAATGTAGTCAAACAAAGGTATCTAACTCAATATCTAAACTTATAAAATACGGATATATTGAGGCGGTAGCATTTGACGGACGCGCACGAATTTTGAAAAGCAGACTTACAAAAATTGATAATCAGCCTTACAAAAATTGTAAGGCAGGCTTACAAAATTTGCAAGATAATAATATATATAATAATATAAATAATAATATAAATAATAATATTGTGGACGAGCCACAAAAAACCACAACAAAAAGAACGCGTTTTATACCTCCAACACTAGAAGAGGTACAAGCCTATTGTAAAGAACGTAATAACAACGTAGACGCTATAAAGTTTATAAATTACTACGAGGCTAACGGATGGAAAGTAGGACGTAATAAAATGAAAAATTGGCAGGCAACAGTTAGAACGTGGGAGCGTAACAACTTTGATAAACCTACCACAAAGCGTAAAGCGTTAGTAAATGCCTACGATGATAGTCTAGACGATATTTTATAATATTAAAAATAATCAAGACTAAAAATTAAAGTGGTTAAAATAAATCATTAACATTTAACCTTTAATCCTTTATAATTGACTTATCAATAAACGAGAGGGGCGATAAGCCCCGAGGATTAAAGGAGGATTTTTAAAATGATAAAATTTGAAACAGGCAAAACATACGAAACAAGATTTATAGGCGGCCATAACTTAAAAGTTACTTTTGAGGTAATCAAGAGAACAAAGAGTTTTGTAACAGTTAAAGAGGACGGCGACAGGGAAAGACGTTGTAAGGTTTATAACGATAACGAATATGAATATTGTTATCCATACGGACGTTATAGCAAATGCTTAGTATTAACGGCTAGATAATAAAGCAGGGGGCGACAAGCCCCCGTATATTATGGAGGTAAAAATGGAATTAGGAAATATATTAGATATTAAAACAGATATAAAAGCCGAAGAGGGCGACTACTTACAAGACGGGCTTTTATATTGCGGTAAATGTAATACACCAAAACAAGCAAAGGTAAAAATACTAGACGAAATAAAAACGCCGTTTTGCTTGTGTAAATGCGCGAGCGAGCGTTTAAATGCTGAGGAACAAGAGTTAAAACGCTTAGAGCGTGAAAAAGAGATAAATAAAAATCGTTCCATCGGATTTGTTGACAAGGATTTATTAAAATGCACGTTTGAGAACGACGACAGGGCAAACGAACGTTTAACAGACTTAGCACAACGCTACACTAAATATTTTTCTTTGATGAGGGAAAAAGGCAAAGGCTTGTTATTGTTTGGAGGCGTTGGAGCGGGTAAAACATTTATAAGTTGTTGCATTGCTAATAAGTTGATAGATAAGGGCTATAGCGTGTTAGTAACTAATTTTGCGAGGATAGTAAACACGCTACAGGGAATGTACGACGGCAAACAAGATTACATAGATAGCCTTAACAAGTTTTCGTTATTGGTTATTGATGATTTAGCAAGCGAGCGCGACACTGAGTATATGGGCGAAATAATCCAAAACGTAATAGACGCACGTTATCGCGCAGGGCTACCAATTATCATAACAACAAATTTAACAGGCGACGAACTGAAACACCCGCAAGACTTACGAAAACAACGTATATATAGCCGTTTGTTTGAAATGTGCATACCTTACGAGGTAACGGGCAAGGATAGGCGCAAGGAAAAATTAAGGGATGATATGAAACAATATAAAGATATATTAGGCTTGTAATTAAATAATATATTTGATATAATATAAGAGTAGAGGTTAATTTTTTTAAATTTTCTTTAATACAATATCCCCCATTAAAAACGGCGGTTTTTATAGCCGTCGTTTACCCCAAAAAATAACTCAATAGAGTTAATATAAATCATTTTTAAAAATCTCTTAAAAAACTTTTTAACAACAAAAAAGGAGACAACCCGTTAAGGTTGCCTCCCTTTTTAATGTCAAAAGAAGGTAAAAAAATAATGAAATTTAAAAAACCAAACTAGAAATTCCACGCTTTTATTTTACCAAAACAGGAATAAAAAGTAAATAGGTTATGAGGTTTATTTAAAAAAACTATTATTAGTCTATATTTATAACAACAAGTCCGGTTATAGTCACAATGAATTATACAGGATATAAAAAGAGTTGTATAATATGTATATAAGATAAATCAAGGAGGTAAAAAGCATATGGAAATCAAGAGATTTAAGGGAATACATAGAACGGCGATAATTAAGACAAACGAGTATTTCAAAGACAAATATATAGTAAATTTTTATTATGATGGTTGTCAAGATTATGAGTGGAAAAAAGGGAGCGACGGCGTAGCGAGTGATATAGTAGACGATTTGAAAAAAGCAGAGGCTAAGGCTAAGAGGTATATTAAAAAGGATTATAAGTAAGCACAATTAAATAATAAGCGGGGCTTATGCCCCACAAGATATAAAGGAGGTTTTAAAAATGAAATTTAACTATAACGACGGAGGGCGTAGTAAGTATTTTAAGGGCGAGGCTAACGATTGTGTGTGTAGAGCGGTAGCAATCGCAAGCGGTAAAGATTATAAGGAAATATACGACAGGATAAACGAATTAGCAAAAAAAGAGAGAATAACTAAAAGAAATAGGACAAGAAGTAGCGCGAGAAACGGCGTATATAAAGGAACGTCAAGAAAACTATTAAAAGAGTTAGGGTTTAAGTTTGTTGCTACCATGGGAATAGGCACAGGGTGTAAAGTCCATCTAAAAGCGGACGAACTACCAAAAGGAACTATTATTTGTAAAGTAAGTACACATCTAGTTGCGGTAATAGACGGCGTCATAAACGATACTTACGATTGTAGCAAGGACGAGACAAGGTGTGTATATGGTTATTGGATTAAAGAATAACAAGAGGGGCAATAAGCCCCTCAATAATAAACGCTGAGGAGGTGTAAGAGTGAGACGTAAAACAATGTATTATAGTAATCTATATTGTACTAAATGCGGTTTGAAAATGGTTATACCAAGACCACAGGCGCACAAGCGCAAAGAGGGGCATATAAAAACAATGTTTTGCGCGAGGTGTCAAAAGAAAACGGATTTTAAAGAGACATATAAGGAGGTGTAATATGTTTAATAAGAGTAATAAAGTACGTTGTTACGTTTGCGGGTGTGTGGTTGGTAAGAGAGTAAAGACGGGCGAGTATATCAATAGCCTAGCGGTAACGACAGTAAAGAAAAAAGATAATTGTATCGAGGTAGAGAAAAAACACAGTAAATATTATTTATGTAAAGAGTGTTACAACAAAGGCGGCAAGTTATGGCAAGAGTAAAATTAAGTGACGCGATTAACCGCGTACAGAATAACGAGAACGACAAAGAGGCGGTAAAAGTAATCATTAAAGCGATTAAAGGGTTTACGTTGGAGCGACTATTTGAAAACATCGAAAACGAGGCGATAGAGTGCGAGTATGATTTTAACGAGTATGTAAACGATAATAATTTAGAGTATGAGGACACGTTAGCGGATGGACTGAGACGTGCTAACGATTTAATCGCGCAGGAATTAGAGCAAAGATACGAGGTATAAAATGGATAATAAAGAGTTAATCATAAGATTAAATGAAGTTAAGCGATATATTAAACATAAGGATGATATAATAGCCGTAGAAATTGCTATAAAACACGTTGAGGCGTGGAATAAAGTTACTGATGAATTAGAAGATTATAAAATAATAGGTTCACAAATGGAGTGTTTTGGAACGACAGAAGAAAATGCAAAAGAATATATACCAATAGATATAACACTTGAAATTATAAATAAACATTAAAAGGAGAGTGATTAAATGAAAGTTAAAAGAGCAAGAAAAATTTTGGAAAAGTTAGCAAGGAATTGTTATCGAACAAGTTGCAGAGATTGTGTTTTTTTAGATAACAATGGAAGTTGCATATTCAAAAGAGAGCCATCAGCAATATATGAAGACTTTCTTTTCGAACACAAAGATGATTTTGAAGATGCGTATGAAGACTATTGGGGAGGTGAAGGAGATTGATGCTGATGAATTGATAAAACAATTAGAAGCAACGGCAAACATTGAATGGAATCAGCAAGTTGGTTCAAGTAAAGGGTTAGAGGATGCGATAGATATTGTTGATGATATACAAACAATAATTGAAGCGGATAAGGAGAGTGATTAAATGCAAGTAATAATTGAAATTTCAGAAGAAGATTTTGAAAGATGCAAAAAAGAGTTTCAAATGCGTATAAATATTATGGGCGATGCGATAGCAAATGGCACACCACTACCAAAACACGGAAGATTGATTGATGCTGATGAATTGTATGGAGATTTTATTGACGGAACAGAGGGTTATGATTGTCAGACTTGGAACAGAATTGAAATAGGCGAAGTTATTGATGAAGCACCAACAATTATAGAAGCAGATGATAAGGAGAGTGATTAAATGAATGAATGGATTCCTGTTAGCGAGAGGTTGCCTGAAAAGAATGGCAGTTACCTCGTTCAAGTTGCATCAAGTGACGGAACAGCGACGATAACATTTATGATGGTAGAGCATTACAGCGAAGATGAAATGTGGCTACATTGTGACAATAAGAGACGTAAAGTTGTTGCATGGATGCCATTGCCAGAACCATATAAAGGAGAGTGATTAAATGACAGTAGAACAAGCAAAAGAGATTTTAGAAAAGTGGAAATATAGAGGTTCTGACGGATTGACAGATGAAAGACTTGGATATATCGAGGGGTGGTATCACAAAAAAGATGATGTTGCTTTTGAAATGGCGATAAAATTTCTTGAAATGTGGGACAAAATAAAAGAAGAACTAGAAAAAGAAATGAACGAATACGAAAACGTATTATCGGATTTAAGTTATAGTGATGGTGTAGGTTATGCGTGGGCAGTTATAGATGAACATTTAAAGGAGATATAAAATGTATATAAGAGTAATTAGAGTAAAGCAATATAAAAAGGGCATAACGCTATATAAAAACAACGCGTTAGGCTTATGCAAGACTTACGATGGATTTAACATTGAGGACATAAAAAGAGTAACAATAGACAATTTAAAAGTTAGCGACATTTGTACGTTTAGTAGTTGCGACGACACTATAACTATTTATGCGATAAAGAGATAAAGGAGGGATAATATGGATAATAAAGAGTTAATCATAAGATTAAATGAAGTTAAGCGATATATTAAACATAAGGATGATATAATAGCCGTAGAAATTGCAATAGCATATATTAAGATATGGGATAAGTTTTATAAAGATATAGAGCAATTAAGAGACGAGCAAGCGGAAAACTTAAAAGGATTTAACGGGACTTATAGAGACGGCTACAGGGACGCGCTAGACGTTATTTTATTGTCTATGGAAACACGCAAGGAGGGTATAGAAAAATGCAAAGAGAAAAAAGAAAAAGAGTTATAGCCTACGGCTTAATGATTTTAAGCGTGTTAATTTTCTTTTTTGGCGAATACGCAATAAATAGCAACCCGTTAATCGTTCACAAGTATTTAATAGCGCGCATCATCGCGTCGGGCGTTGTTTGGCTAGCGGGTTATATTTACCTTGATATATTAGAGGGCAGAATTGAACGTTTTAAAAGACGTTAAAAAATATCAATAAAAAGATATAAAGTAGTTAAAAAACATCATTAACATTTTACCTTTTAGGGCTTATAATAGTTACATAGTTAATAAATAACTTACAAGAGCAAACGGAGGTAAACGATATGGCAAATTATAAAGCAACATATATAGGCAAAAGTTACGATAGAGATTATGTTTATTTAGAGTATAAATATAGGGGTAGAACTTACGAGGTATATGAACATAAAACAAAAGGAAACGAGCCGTTAAGATGGCAACACGCAAACGCACAAGCAAGAATTGATAAAGAAATAGAATTAGAAGAAAAAAGCAAAAAGCAAAAACAAGAGCCTATTGATATGGACGAGATATTTAATATGTTAGGATGGTAAAAGAAGAGGGGGCGACAAGCCCCCATATATTAAGGAGGTAAAATATGAGTAAAATAATTGAAAACATTGAAGATGTAAAGTTGTTGCTCAGCAAATATGAATGGTTAAAAGACAGAGTGGTTGAATTGCTTGATGGTTTTTATGATGGACATATTGAGGAAATAAGCATAGAATATTCTGACGATGAACTAGAGATTTCTTTTACAACATATGATTATTGTTATGGTGAACGTTTAAACGAATATTATGATATTATGCTTCCAATTATATGGTTATTTTTAGATGATGAAGAATTGAAAAAGGCGAAAAAAGAAAAAAAGGAAGAGGAAGAGGAGATAAAACGAAAGCAAAAGGAGTTGAATGAGATCTTCAAAAGGCGAGCGCAAGAGCAAAAAGACCAAAAAGAATACGAAAGATTAAAAGCAAAATTTGAAAATAGGAACTAAAGGAGGTAAAATATGGATTTAAAATTTGAAATAGGCGATAAGGTAAGAACGTTAGTAAATAAAGACTACGAAGGACACGAACTATTTTCAATAGGCACAGAGGGAATAATAACAGATATTAGTCGTGGAAAATATCCATATGAGGTGACGAAAGAAAACGGCGACTTTTGGAATTATGACGAGGATATGTTAGAACTTGTAGAGGACAAAACAAAATTTTTTGTAAACAAACTAAAAGTTTTTAAGTTAGTTGGTGAAATAATCAAAGAGACCGAGGGAGACGACGAGTTATTAAAAGACATTGTTTATTATATCGAATGTTACAGAAAACGCGAGCATTTAAAGTAAGGGGGTAAATATATGAAACAATGGGTAATTATTGATGATTATTTAAGACTTAATCCAACTAAGAAAGATTTAAAACACGCACGAGCAAAAGATGAAGAAATTATATTTATATATGAGGGAGACGATAGCGACATAGTAATAGAAACGTGGTGGATAGATAAAGAAAAAAGATTAGCGATAGATTTTTCTTACTGTTTATCAGAAATAGAAAAAATGATACCTTGCAGGGCTAATTATTATAACCCGTTGGATTGGTTGAGAGAAAAACATTTTAAACTAAATAATATTGAGTATACGCCTCGATATATGAGGAGTATAACTATACCTAAACGATTTATTAAGGATAATGGAATAGTAAATTTAAAACGATTTATTTATTAACAAGGAGGGTTAAAATGCTAGACACTTATAACAATTATGTTGATTTAGCGTGTGCAATTATAGAACGCGCTACGCTAGATTATAAACACCATATACGCAAGACGTATAAGAACTCAGACGCACAAAAAAAGGTAAAAAAGATAACAGACTTTTTCGAGAGCGAGAGTTATAAAAAACTTACTGATGTTAACGGCAAATGGTTGCTAAACGCGGTAAAAGAACAAGTAAAAAATAACGAGGATGTAAAGGATGATAAAAAACGTAAAAAGATGGAGGTTACAACAATTATGCAGGTAAAATACGACGAGGGAGCATATCCAATTTTAAAAGCACACAAACAAGACGCGGGTTACGATATTAAAGCCCGTAACTCTCAGACAATAAGGGCAAAAGGGAGCGCGGTTTTTAGAACGGGCGTTCACGTTGCAATTCCTAAAGGTTGCGCGGGTATCTTAATTAGTAAAAGCGGTTTAAATGTTAATCACTCAATAATTAGCGACGGGCTTATTGACGAGGGTTACACGGGAGAAATTGTAGTAAAGTTATATAATTTAGGGCGCGTAGACTATCAAGTAAAAGCGGGCGACAAAATAACACAGTTAGTTATTACACCCGTTATAGACGCGTTAATTGAACCCGTGGAGCATTTAGAGGGCGGAGAACGTGGCAATAATGGTTTTGGAAGTAGCGGACGTTAGGGGGTTATTATGATAGATTTAACAGGATTAAAAAACAACGGCAGGAGCAACAAAAAAACAGTTACGGCAGAAATTGACGTTATTAAATATCTTTATGATATTATTTCATTAAAGCACGACTACAAACCCTCAAATTATAAATGGAGTGTAGGGCGTGAGGTTATGAGGCGTATAAATGAGCATTTTAGCGACGTTTTCACACAAGAGTATACAATAACCAAGTTATACGGGATAGAGTGCGAAATTGACCGCAAAAACCCCGACAGTATAAGATTATACGAGTTAATAAGCGAGGTAAACACAAAATGACAGATATTAAAGCGGAGATTAAAGCGGAGGCGTTAAGCCTTATATTATCATTGATTATAATTTTAGCGGTTATATTTACCGCGACGCGTTGTAGTAAGTCAACCTTAGAGCCAAAGCAGGAAAAACATAAATATAATAGCGAGACTTACAAAGACGACGAAGTAATATATAAAATCATTACAGACAGAGCGGGCGACGTGATTTATTGCGAGCCGATGGAGTAAAGGAGGTTTTAGATGTTTAAAAAAATCAAATTTTATAAAGGGCTATTGTTTGAGATAATCGAGACGTTATGTAGCATATGTTTATATTTAGATAGTCAAGGCAGGCGAGAGCATAACAGGAACGCGGGATATATGCGCGGGCATTTTAACGAGTTACAAAAATACGCTTGCAAGTTGGAAAAGGATATAAACAAGCAAAAAGAAAATGTTAAAAATAATCAATTAAAATTTTAAAAGTGCTTAAAAAACATCATTCAAATCCTTATTGCATAGTGCTATAATAGTTACATAGTTAAGGAGAACTTAACAAAACAAGGAGGATTTTAAAAATGGTAAGAACATACGAAAGAACAATGATGATTAAAGATTTAAGCAAAGCTAGAGTTGAGGTAGTCCATCACGAAACCGAAAATGTAACAAAATATACAGGCTTAAAAAGTTGGAGTATTTATAGCGGAGACGACGCAAAGGAAATCGAAAAAGAACTTATAAATAATGGCTTAGAGGTTGACGAGTTAGGCGAGTATTTAAGATTAAACTTTACGAACGGAGAAACGGCAACATATAGAAATACAAGCGTATCATTATTTATTTGGTAAAAAGCAAAGCGGGGCATAAGCCCCGCAAAGATTAAGGAGGTAACATATGACACCAAAAAAGTTAAAATTTAACGCAGGCGACGAGGTAATAACAGTAAAAGACCACGACGGCGAGGGAAACGAAGTTTTTCCAATAGGCACAAAGGGAACAATAGTAGCCGTTAACATAGAAAGCAATTATCCGTATAGGGTAATGGATGATGGTGGAAACCATTGGTTTTATAACGATGAAATGATAAAAGCATATAACGAAGAGTGTACAGACAATGTTGAAAAACTAGACATAGAGGCGTTTTTAATCGCGGGCGAAGTGCTAAAAAAAACAGATGGAGACGACGCAAAAATAAGAGAAGTTATTTATAATCTAAATAATTTTTTAAGATATAAGGGGGTTTAAATGGATTTTAACGATATTTACGATAAATTCAATAGCGAGTTTTTAACCGCTATGCGACAGGCGAAAACGGATGAGGAAAAAAGCGCAATAGACAAACACTTTAAAGAGACGCGTAAAAACATCGCGAAAATGTTATTTAATTAAAAATAATCAATAAGTAGTTAAAAAACATCATTTTAATATATCTTTGTTAGGTGTATAATATATATATACTTAATCAAGGAGGTTTTAAAAAATGAATAATTATGAAAGAGGACGCGAGAGCGCGTTTGAGTACGTCGAGGATTGGTTAAGTGATAAATACTACGACGCAAAAAAGGAACTTGACGAACTAGAGGCAGGCTATAAAAAAGAGGCATTAAATGACGACGAGGTAAGGTTAATTGATAGTCTAGTAGATGACGTCCGACAGATATTAGACAGATTTGAAAGAGTTGAATAGTAAACGAGGGGCGTTAAGCCCCTCAAAAAATCAAAAAGGAGTTTTATATGGTAGATAGAATAATTAAGGTTTTTATAAGTCAACCGATGAGAAACAAGACAAGAGAGGAAATTTTAATAGAACGCGAAAAAATAAAAAATGCAATTAAGAGAGATATTTTACCAAACGAAAACATCGAGTTTATAAATAGCGTTTTGGATGAAAACGACGCGAAAAATAAACCGCTATGGTGTTTAGGTAAAAGCATACAGTTATTAAGCGAGGCGGACGTTGTATTTTTTATAGAGGGTTACGAAAAAGCGAGAGGGTGTATAATTGAAAGAATATGCGCGCAACGTTACGGGATAACAACGTATATTGTATATTATGATAACGACGGAAAATTAAAAGGTTTTAAATATGATTAAAGGAGGTTAAGTATGGAGTATACAATAAGTTTTAAAAAATCAAGCGAGGATATACCTTGCCTAAGTGTTTTTAGAAATGACACAATGACTTTAATGGGCGGTTTAAATCTAGTTAACATCATAACGGGAGATAGAGCCGTAAAGTTATGGGAAGAGTTAACAGAGAGAAAAAAGGAGGTTGTAAAAGGTGCTTAATTTTGGAAAAAAAGATAAATACAACCAAGATAAATACAACCTACCTCAAATCGAGTGGATATATAAGGACTATTTAAGGGAGTTAGAATTATATAAGCGTACGATGGACGGCTTAATATTTACGTTAGACTTTTTACGCGATAGCGCGTGTATAAACGTAGGAGAATTAAAAAAACAGTTAAAAGACATATTAGACTATAGCAAGGAGGGTTACAAGATGGTTAATAGTTGCACAGACTATCGCAGAGGCTACGAGGACGCGAAAAAACGCTATTTAGAGCGTATTAACAAAGCAATAGCAGAAATAGACGCGGATTATTCAAAAAGCAATTTAGACGGCGTTGAAAAACCTTGCAAAGAGTGTTTAGAGAAATATGTTGCAGGAATAAAAAGAGTATTACACGAAATAGAGATAGGTTAAGGAGTAAATATATGAGAGTTTCTATATGTGTTATGTTTGTTGTATTATGGCTATATGTAGCAATAGACGGGAGGTAGATTATGAGTACAAGTGTAATGATAACGGGTATTATATGCCTAACTATCGTAATTGTAACATTTATTGACAAAACAAAATAAATCTTAAAAGGTATTGTAAATATGTTATTGATTTGTTATGATATATAAAGAGTATATGTTAGCAAATTAAAAAAAGGAGGGTATATATGCAGATTAACGAGTTAATAGCATATTTACTAACACCTATCGCTCAGGTAAGTCTAATAATGGGACTTGCTGAGGTATGCAAGAGAGCCGACATTGTAAAAACTAAATATATTCCAATTTTAGACCTCATCATAGGCGTTGTTTTAGGCGTCGTAATTGACGGGGTTAATTTAGGTTATGGAGTAGTTAACGGCGTGTTAGTAGGTATCGCACTAGGGCTAAGCGCGTGCGGTTTGTTTAGTGGTATTAAAAACATCACAGACAAGGAGGCGGGCGATGATGATTAAAGGTGTAGACGTTTCAAAACATCAGGGCAATATTAAAATACAGGCAATTAAAAACGCGGGTTTTGATTTTGCAATACTAAGAGGTGGTTATACAGGCTACGGCGCAGGGCGTACAAAGGCTAAAGACAACCAATACGACAGATTATACAAAGAGGCTAAGGCGTTAAATTTTCCTATAGGCGTATATTATTATAGTTGTGCTAAGACATTTAACGAGGGAGTTGCTGAGGCTAAGTTTTTGTATGATAATTGTCTAAAGGGTAAAACTTTCGAATATCCTATATATATTGACGTAGAGGACGCAACGTGGCAGGCAAAGGACAAAAAAGGCGTTACAGAGGCGATTATAGGCTTTTGTAGTACACTAGAGGGGTTAGGTTTTATAGCGGGCGTTTACGCGTCGTTATATTGGTTTAACAGTAAGATAGATACAAAGCGTTTAGAGAACTATAGTAAGTGGGTAGCAAGTTGGAGCAATAACAGGCCTAACTATAACTACTCTAAGTTTGATTTATGGCAGAACTCAGACAACGGACGCGTAGGAAGTATCAGAGTAGATACAAACTATTGTTTTACAGACTTTGCAAAAGCAATTAAAGAGGGCGGACTAAATGGTTATACCGCTAAAGCCACAAAAACGGCGATTAAAGACGATAACGAGAAAAAGCCTAAGAGCAATAAGGCTAAAAAGGTTAAAAGCCCTAAAACGCAAAAATACGAGGTTAAAAAGGGCGACACATTAAGCGCAATAGCAAAGCGTTATAATACTACTGTAGATAAGTTAGTAAAGCATAATAAAATCAAAAATAGAGACTTAATCTATGTAGGACAGATTATAGAAATAGTATAAGACGTTATATAAACGCGTTATACGATATATTTGAAACTATAACAAGTATATAGAGTTTCATATTGATATTATAGGGAGGCGCGAGCGAGAGCAACGCAGGAACTTAAAAGGTAAGGGCTATAAAGGATAGAACTTTAGAGAGATATACTAAAAGACAAAGAGGGGCGGTTAAATGTACAAAGCGTGTAGCAAATGCGGAAAGATACACGATAGTAATTATATATGTACTAAAGGTAAAGTATACCGAGGTGGTAACGAGCGCAGGTTAAGGAATACTTACCAATGGGCGAAAAAATCCCGAGAGATAAGAGAACGGGCGCATAATCTATGTGAGGTTTGCAAAGATAAGGGCGTATATACATACGACGGCTTAGAGGTTCACCATATAATAAAACTCAAAGAGAACGAGGACGGGTTATTAGATAATAATAATTTGATATGCTTATGTACGCAACATCACAAGCAAGCAGATAGAGGCGAGATAGACATTGATTATTTAAGGCGGTTAGTTGAAATAAGAGAACAACCCCCCGCCTTAAATGATGAGGCTTAAAGAGAAAAAAGAAAAC